ACTGTAAATAGTTTTATTTGTGCTGAGTGATTAAAATAACGATTTTTTGCTGTTTCGTAATATTCCGCGTCAAGTTCGCAGGCTGTAAGCTCAAAGCCGTAATCGTGGCAGGCTAAGGCAATTGAGCCGCTGCCTAAGTGAGTATCTAAGATTTTATCGCCTTGTTTTGCGTATTTGTCTAAAAGCCATTTGTAAAGGGCAACGGGTTTTTGTGTTGGATGCACTTTGTCAACTTGGTTGTGTTTGTGGATTGAGTAGGTAAATAACTTTGCAGGTTTTTTCAATCCCATACTTACCCAAGCATATTCTAAAGTCGCAAAGTTTGGCATCGCTTGTTGTTTATTCCAACACAAAAAATACTCGCTTGGTGGTAGTTCAAAATTATTAGCACCCCACACAATTTGATTTTTAGATACTCTAAACAACTCACTCCAATATTCATCGCTTGGTTTATCGTTGTTCACTGTTTCCATTCTTTGAAATCTTTTGGCGTGAACATCTTTACTGCTTGGAGTAGTTGTTACGTTTTTAAACCTTTCAATCCCATAAGGCGGGTCAACTATTGCCAAATCAAAGTGGTTATCGTTAAAGCGTTTTAATGCCTTTACACAATCTTCCAAATAAACATCAGAGGTTGGTTTTATAATATCCATTTAGCTTTTTGCGTTTGTTTTCTGCTCGACTTCCCATTGCTTTGCCATCTCTAATATCGTTTCAATTTGCTCTTTATACTTTGGCTCAAATGATACATAGCCCCTTGCTTGTCGTACGTTGTGAATAACCGTGCTGTGATTCCTGTTGAGCAATTTACCCATATCCAAATATGTAGACCTGTTGATGTACGTGTAGATTACGTAGGCTATTTGCTCCCGGCATTTAACTACGTGGGGAAGGTTGGACTTCCTAACTATTTCTGCCCATTCTATTTGATGCACTTCCATTGCCGCAATACATAGCCCTTCCACGCTCACATTAGGTAGGAATTTACGCTCGGATAGCCTTTGCTTAATGGCTGCCAGTTGTTCTGCTGTCATCTTCATTTGGCTACAATTACAGGCGTTTGAAGTATTACAAAGTGCGCTCCGTTTTCAATGGTCAGGCTATACGTTCGCCCGTTCCAATGCGTTTCCACTTGTAAAGCGCGGGCAAGTTCGCCCAGCGTTACTTTGTCGCATTCGATGTGAGCGGATGTATCTGCTTGCAAACGCACCGCTGCAATTTGTCCTTTGAGTTTCGCCAATTCGCTCAAGTTTGGCGTTTCAATTAAAGCGGTTTCGAGTTGTGTTAGTGTGGTCATGTGGTTTGGTTTTGTGCCTCTAATCGGGTTTGATTGCTCGCCCCCGTTTGGATGCTGGTTGGGTTAGTTATGCGAAAATTCGAGTGTAGTAATTTTTGCACTTTCTCAAAGAGTTAGTTGCAAATACACAATGTCCAGTCGGGTCAATTAACATAAATGTTTTTCCTCCGTTATACTTGATTGTAAATTCGTTTGATTCAAAGATAGTTTCCATCGTGGTTTGTTTTTGTGGTTATTTGATAGGACAAAAGTACAAAGCGTTTTCTATCAAAATAGCATAAAACTTACAAATGTGAAAATAAATAAAAAAAACCAGCCGCAAGGATTACCACAAACCTCACGACTGGCCGAAAAGACCCGACAAAGTGCGCTTGAGTCAGAGGCGTGTTGGGTTTGATTGATGCAAAGATAAAAGAAACCCGTTGCAAGGATAACCACAAACCTCACAACGGGCTAAGTAAACGACCCTAACTGGTACGCTGTTCTGAATGGTAAGCGTTCGGGTACTGTTGGCACAAAGATAGTAAACGTAAGCCTATGAACTGACTTTATGGTTAAAAAAGTAAGCCTATAAACTTACTATTGAACCGTCCGAAATTAGCGGACGTTTAAAAAGTCATCGTTTGAAAAGATAGGACTGCCATCCACATCCAGCGGTGGGTAATGCCTTAGACATTTTTTAGCCCGTTCCTTTAGTTCCTTAACGGTCTTTGGGCGCGTGCTTGTATTTAGCAAGTCGAGCAGAAACTCCCGCGTCATCAACAAAGATGCTTCTTGCTCATAGCGTAGGCTCATTTTCTATACATAGTAAACATTTGCTCTAACCACATTTCCGCTGTCAATGCCCATCCTTCATCTTCACCTTTTTTCCGTGCTTCATTCCGCACGTGTTCACGCCATAAATTTCTGTCCATTGTATTAAATGCCTGAAACATATCCTTTGCGAAAAGTGTAGCTTCTTGTTTTGTCATACTTACCGAATCTTGCCCTTTATGATGGTGTGATTGTGAACTGTGAACCCGTTATCCTGTTCACGTTCTGCATAGGCAAAACCTAAATTCCATTTGTTGATGGGCATATAAGACGGGTGCAGCTCACAAAGGCATCCAGTTGACCACGTGTTGACCACATGGCCGTTCATGCTTGGTTCAACGTGGCTGCTTGTTTGGTGGTTGTGCCCAGCGATGCAATTCTCTTTGCCCCTCATGTATAGCCCACGTGCCGGGTTAACCGGTGAAAATACCGACTTGCCAAATTCGTGACCGTGCATGATATTCAAATTGCCAAACTTAATAATGCGCTTGTCATCTATAAGTTCCACGCCAATCTCGCCAAATTTCAAAAGAACATCCATGCGAAACTCTGCAACGTCCAAAAGTTCTGGTGCTTTGATTCGCAAATAGCGTTCATATCTTTCTTCGTGATTTCCTAATTTGTAATAGATTGGCACACCATCAAACTCTTTGCGAAGGATTTTAAGAAACTCCCTACCCATTTCTAATTCAGCTGAGAACCGCCTTTTACGTGGATCCTTTTCAAAAGTAGATAGCCCGTAAAAATCGAGAATATCCCCGTTCAGCATTATGCCGTTCGCATTCCGTTCCTTGCCATATTGTAAAGCCAACGTAACGGCTTCGATATTGTGATAAGGTATGTGAACATCCGAAAGGATTAGTAACCGCGTAACCGATGGAGGAATGATGTATGGCTCCCACTCTACTTCGTCTGTCTCAGGAAGGAAAAACGGATTCGGTATTCCCATTGCATTAGCAAAGCTTGCTGCCTGTGGTTTCTCTCCCATGTGTGTTTGTTTTCTGTTTTTTGCTCCAATTTGCCCGCGATAATAACGAATAACCGAACGTGTATTTTCGATGGACATAAACAACTCTGGAAAATCGCTAAATAATTTCTTCGCTAAAGTTGCCGAAGGTAAGTCGGGAAAACGGGTTAACGCTTCATTAACCGTAATTCCAATCAAGTTCTTGGGGCTTGCCATTAACGCCCTTGACCTCTGTACGCTTTAAACCCCTTTGCCCGATACTTACTATGCCTGCGCAATTTGCGCTTAACACGGGGCTTAAATTTGCCCCCTACGATGATTTTAGCCATTAGTCTGCTTTAATGTGTTTCCTAATTATCGTCTCCATTCGTATCATTTCGTTCCGAAGCCCATCAACTTTCACCTCTAATCCCTTGCGACCTTCCTCACATTCGCGGTGCAGTTGCCTTGTTTCGCTCAGGCTTTCTTTAATGTCGGCCATCTCGCCTTTGGTAAACTCGTTGGCTTCTTTGTATTGGGTAATAAGCCCTTTCACTTCTTCCAGCTGCTGGTTTTTGCCCAAACGAATACCGCCCCAAGCACCGCCCGCAAGTCCTCCGATTGCCGTTATAATTGCGCCTATTCCCTCTGCTTCCATCGCTTTAAAGTGTGCCATTGTTTCGTTTGTCTTTATCGGCTGAACCCTGTGAACTGCCGAAGTAATATGATGCTACGCTTGTAACGATGCCAAAGGCAAAGCCAATAGCCGTGTCAATAGTCCGTTGGTTCTCCGTTGGTATGGTTAAGAATGAAGCCGCGAATACGTAACCCATCGCGCTAATGTAGACCACGAATGCAAGTATTAAGCGGATGTAGTGGCTACTGAATTTCATCTTCTTCTATTATCGGTAAATCAACCGCCTGCCCAAGAACAACCACAAGGCTTTCATCGGCTATAATAGCCCACCCATCGCCCCACTCTTGATAAGCGCACCAATGTTCCGTAGCTTCGTTAGGACATCCGTAGTATGTATCACAAGTTACCACCGCATCAATCGCAGATTGTTCGTCTATATAATAGTAACCTTTTACCATGATGTGCCAAGTACAATATTAATAAGTGCTTTCATCCCTACCCTATTACTCGTTTGATTTGCATTATACGCTATCATCATTTGAGCCGAACCGGTAAGAGGTGCAAAGCCGCCAGTACCGTAAGCTCCTAAAAAAAGATTCCCCTCAGCTCCTGAGTTATTATTAGTTTGATTAGCTACTACCGTTTGCGCAAGTGCCGCGCTACCGTCTATATGAAGGTCAATACCACTTACTCCAGATGTTTTATGCTGTTCAAATAGCTGCTGAGTATTGTCAAACACCGCAGCCGTTGAAGCTCCAATGTATGCAAGAACAGCGGATGTTTCACCGAAACTTGTCTCGTATTGACTAGGTCTTGAAACCCTATTGACTACACATAAATAGTCTAAAGCGTTAGCCCCTCCAAACAGGGTAGAACACCACCCCATTGTTGTCCCTCCTCCAAGTATTCGCCCAACCCCTAACAAAGAATAGTTGGCAGCTTTTAATCCCCCGTTCACTTTCCCAAAGTCAAGCCACTGATTACCGCTAAATACAAGGCAAGCTATACCGTTCTCAACATCCAACACGCCAGCGTTCACAATACGCGGTTGGTTTACCGCTGTGGTCTGAACACCGCCCAGCGCACCGTTTCTTTGCTTGTAAGTTCGCACAACAAAAGCCGATTGGTTAGCGGTTATACTATCGGGATTTGCGTATCCCGTAGCGGCCACAAACTGCCCCAAAGTGGTTGCTAAGGATGTTCCAGTTGTGACCGCTAATATGGGAGAGTTTAACGTAATGTAGTCACCGTCTAATCCTATTTCTACCGCTGTAGTGACCGCTCCGACCGTCCTCCTAACTTCCATGATTCGTGTTGCAAATCCTGAAGAAATCCTAAAGGTAGCAAAATCGGTAATGTTGTTAGTAGAGTATATGTCTAATAAGTAATTGGATTGTATAGTTACACCCTCACTTTTATACAGATTATTGCTACCATCTGTGGTTAATACATAAATAGTATACGTGCCTATTATACTCGGCACAGTCCAGTTATAAGTGTTACCCACTTGCGTAACTATTAGCACAAGGTCAGTTCCTTGTTCAATCCTAAACTGATAAGACGTTGGAGTGAAATTTGTTGGGGTTGCCGTTAAGGTTACAATATCTCCAACAAATGGGTTTGAATCGGATAAGGCTAATGAAACCGATGGTGTTGGCGCACTTGTAAAGCTTAGCGTATCTGTAGGCGCATCGTACGTTCCCGAATTAACCGCCCCGTCTAATTTAGTGATTAAGTTAAAGGTCGTGCCACTTGACAAGGATTCCTTGTTGACTGCATTTACCTGAAAGGTAACGGGTGAACAGGCTGCGGAGGTGAAGTCTAAAGTATCTACTCCATCCCATGTGCCATTGTTTGCAGCTCCGTCAAGTTTGGTTATTAAGTTAAACGTGCTAGCATTGGCTAACGTCTTAATCTGTATAGCGTTCCTTTGCAAAATTGCAGGCGTTGTAGTGAAATTTAGCGTGTCAAGTCCAGCGTTATACACCCCACCAGCCACGCCATCCAATTTTGCCAATAGGTTAAACGTGGAGTTGCCCGGTATAATCTCCGATTGCGCCCCGTTAATCTGCAGGTTGGATGGATTGCTTGTAAAACTTAGCGTCTTTGTGCCAGCGTTAAACGACCCTAAACTATTCGCCCCGTCTAGTTTAGTGACTAAAGGATAAGTTGCTCCTGCTGGTACTGTAAAGAATGCGTTTCCGTTTTGAGTAACCGTAGCATCCACGCCATACTCCGCTTCCAAACACGCTACTTGCGAAGGTGTTAAACGTGCAATTACGCTAGGGTCGCAAAAATCGTATAGCGTTAACCCATCTACACTAGGCGGTATTGTTGCGCCTGTTTGTGGGATTTGGCAAGCATCCCATGTAAACGGTTGCCGTATTTGGATAAGTACGCTATTGCCTGCAACTCGGTCGTTAAACCGTTCAGTAAACGGGTCGATGCTTGCGCTAGTGATTACCTTGTAGCTTTGAGCGTGTTGCTGCTGAAAATATGCTAGAAAGTCCAAAAGGATTAGCAACGTATCGCTTAGAACTTCCTGTTCCATGCCTGCCGTATCATCGCCTTCTTCGCCTGTAATTACACGGTCAGCACAAACCAAGCGAATAGAATAAACCAGTTCGCGGTCGCCTATGCTAGTAGTTTCGTGGAATACCCAAAGCAAAGGGTATGCACGCTCTAAAGCCTGCCACTCCGCAAAATCACCTACTCCCGTTGACTGGATTTGTAGATGCGCAGCTCCGAGTGTCGTTATTTGGCTTATTACTTGATTGAGTGTCAGTAGCACGTAAGTATTCTTTTAGAAGTTCTGTGTTTTTCTTTGACTTGCCGCGTTTATTCATCTCGATATTTTTGCTGCAAACTTTGAATTAGCCGCGTACTGCCTAAAAATATACTAGACTTAAACGCATTATTGCTGGGCTGAATTACATCCAAACCGCTTCCGGGGTTCTCGTAATCGGGAAACAAAGTAGAGTTCTCGCATAGGTAATTGATAAGCCGTTGCTTATACCATTGCGCTTTGTTTAGTTCCATCTCGCAGATATAGTCTACATCCGACTTGAACGCTGGGCTGCTTTGCTCGCTGTTCTGAATTTGCAGCCCTTTGTTGGTTATCTTATAGTGCGCCATCCTAATACATTCAGCCGTAACGTAGTGCTTTAGGCATGGTTGTATGTAGTTATCCATTAGCGACTTGTTCACGCCTGCTAATGTGTTGGCTATGATGTAACCCATCAAAGCGACGTAATAAGTCGTGCCAATTACGGTTTGAATTTCCGAATCTTGCGCCCAAAGAATCGCTTCTTTGATGTACTTAATATCCACGTTTTTGGATACTTGTGTGTTATCCTTTAGAAAGTCCTCTGATAAGAATAATGCTGTTGCCATGTTATGCTCGTGATTTAATTACAACACTCTCCCAAGCATGGCGGCAATAGCTAGTGGTTACGTTTGTGCCTTTGCGTGTCCAAAATCCACCCCTACGCATCCACACGTTCCTATCTTCGGCCATACTTATAGCTTGTATTTGCTCACTTGTCCAAACTCTTTTATTGCTTTCTCGAACCATTTTTCGGCAAAATTCGCGAGTAGTTGGTATAATGGCTTCGGGTGCTGGTAATAGTTCGCCCGTGTTAGGGTCAATACCACGTCCGCCCGCTTCTTGGCTTAATCCGTAACGGTATGCTATTTTGAAACTTACACCTAACGGTTTGGCCTGTGTCAATTTGCGCAAGCCGTTTGTGCTTACTTCGTAAGCTATTTGAGTTGCCCCTGCTACGGATTGCGTTCCAACGGTCAAAAGCCCCTGTGCAACCAATTCGTTTACTGCTAAGGCTATTTCTTCGATGCTTACGCTCAACAGTTCAGCAATACCTGCGTAAGTCACTAACGGGTTCTGTTTAAGTTGTTCAAGTATGCCCATCAAAAACGGATCATCTTCAACACCAAATTTCATAACCCTATGCTCAAAAGCTAGCTGGTCTTTTTCATCTCTAAAGCGAACCTTTCGGATTGGCTTTACAATTTCCCACTCATCAAGTGAGTAGCCTGTTTGAGCAAAGGCTTCGGCTACTAAATCTTCAGCATCGCTTTCAGATTTTAATTTCAAAACCTCCTTAACTTGAGCGGTGTCCAAAGATGGCAAGCCTACAGCTTCGCGTATTTCATTAGTAGTCATAACGGCCACCTTAGTAGCTTCGCTGTAGCCCTCTGAAATGGGTTCGCTTGGTATAATCTGAATGCGTTTCTCAAAGCCCTGTAAAGCGGCCAATTCGTTAAACACATTCATAATAAAGTCCTGCCTAGCCCTTACGTACGTGTTTTTGAACAGTTCGTAACTGTCGCGGACCTGCGTACGGGTTGCGAATACGCCCTCCTCTTTGATTCCAAATAGCGCAGGGTCAACTACCCTATGGCCGCTAAATATCTCTTGCTGTACGGTCTTGTTTAGAATGTCAAAACGTGCATCAAAGTCATTAGAACCAAGCGGCAAAACCTCTACGGCCTGCTCTTTGCTATCATTAAAGTTCAAAAGTATGCGGTTTGCGTTATCCGTTCCGCAAAATTTAGATTCTATTCGGGCTTCAATGGTTTCCTGTTCTTCTTCAGTAGGTTGTCCATTGAAGAAGTTAAACATAAAACCAGCAACAAAGCCGTTTTTAACGCTGTTAAGGTGGAAGTTCGCAATTTCGCTATCTAGTTCGATGTATGGTATTGCACCCAAATAAGGCGGCAAAGGATAGTAGTCGGCCTTTGGATGGTATGCTTTGATGTAAAGTAATTGTTTGCCGCTTTTTTTGGTATAATCAAACGCTTCAATAGGTTCGATGGTTTCGGGTTTAGCCTTTTTCCAATCTGCGCAATGGTAGTAGGTTTTTTGGTCTTTGCTTACCCTGTACTTTGCAAACTCCGCGTGATACATTTGGTAGCCGCCCTTCTTATCGTACAGAATCTCGAGTGCAAAACCTCCAAATATCTCCAAATCTAAAGAACACATTTGTATAATGTTTTCTAAAGTTTGGTTTGGGTTCGGCTCTGAAATAAATTTATTCAGCCGCGCTATCTGCTCGGTGTTTAAGCCCGTTTCGTTAACGCTCAAACCTTGCCCGATAACATAATCGACCTTACCATTTACGATTGCATAGTGCTTTGCAGAACGGTCGTAAATGTGGAGTAGGTAGTCAGGGTATTGGTTCACCCATCCTTCGCTAGTTCCGTACAAAATCCAATCTTTGGACTGTTGTTCTTTAAACTCAGGTACTTTGTGAGCGGCAAAATTTAAGACTGAAAAGCTATTTTTACCCATTGTAAACCGCGAATGTTTGGGCATCGTTGCCCGTGTATGTTGGTGTTGCTGTAGTTGTGCCCGTTACTATGCACATCCCACTCTCAAATGCTGTTAATCCCGCTGGGTTTAGGTTGCTTGCGCTTGCTTGCCCGTAAATTACGTAGCGATATTCGCCCTCTAAAGTCAATTTCACTTGACCGTTTACGGCTACGGGGTTTGCCGTTTCCGTAATAGTAAACGCATTATAACGGTCACGATAAGCGCTAGTGTCATCAGCTATGCAGTATTGTGTTACCATGCTTGTAAGATTTTCAAAGGCAAAAAGGTAATGTAGTGCCGTTCCCTTTTCGGTAGTGGTCACTATTACCGTGTTGGCTTGCCCTTTAGTTATCCTAATCATTAGGTAAGTGCGATGAAATACTCAATATCAACTGCTGCCGTATCGGCTATTGCGCTAATCGCTGTGATGTTTCCCCAAGCAGAAAAAGATGCTCCAGTTTCAACAAGTCCGTTGTGCAACTCATACGATTTGCCAGCTTCTAACTTAACCCAAACATTATGCGATGCCGATGTGATGTGAATGCTAACGAAATTGGTGTCATCTTTGTTGGTGATGCGCAGGTATTTAACCGCTGTTCTCACAAAAGTACCAGCGGCATTGGCTGTGCCATAGTTAACCACGGTCACCTCGCTTGTTGGTATGGTTAGAATGCGTTGGTCAACTTCGTTTATGCTTGCAATTGTAAGCGTATTCGAGTTGCCGTAGCTTTTGTTATTAAGGCTAACCGCTTCCGTAATTGTTACGGTCAAAGTAGCGTTTGTTATTGTAGTTGCCATAGTAAGTATTTTGCTTAAATAGGTAAAATGCTCAAAGTGTTTCAAAAAGAAAGGCCGCTATTAACGGCCTATCTAAATCCCTATGTCAAACCGTTATTAGGCGGTTATTGATGCAAGTAAAGCGGTCGGAACTGCGAGCATTGGATTAGGCTCTAAACCATTGAACGACATTGTGTATCCGTTCAAGTCTGCGAAGGCCGTACCAGTAGCGCCTGTGCCTGTAGCGAAGTCCAATCCGTTAGCGTAACCAGCAACCCAATAAGCAGGTGTGGCTTCGTTCGTTTCGATAATTGCCACTACTCTATTCTTTGCAAGTAGTTGCATTTCGTTACGCTTTGCAACGTCCAACTTGCGAAGTACAAAAGTCAAAGATGGCACGTAATGAAGTGACCCGTTGCGATTGCCTGCAGTTGGATCATCTGAAAACATACTTTCTTCTTTGGTCAATTCGTACTTTCTGAATACGGCTGTTGGTGTGGCAAATGATGCGATTTGTCCAGTAGTGGCAACTGCTCCAAGTGCAATGTAGTCACTGTACGCGGCAAACCTTACGGATTTGATACCTCCAATGTCCTCTTTACATCCTAATGTAAATCCCTGTGTTAATGCGCAAGCCATGTTTTGTGTGTATAGTAAAGGCGCGAGCAGTTAAGCCCGCGCCCTTAGATGAATAAATTAAAGAACTATTGCAGCGATTTCAGCAGGAAAAGCAACCTGCGTACCCACTTTGAACTCCATTGCTACTCTTACTTTGCGCTCGTCTTTAGAATACCATACTTCCAAAGAATCAAAGTCACTTTCAGCATCTACTCCAATGTAGAAGTTAGAAGCAGAACCAGCATATACACTATTAACTC